TATCAAGCTGCTCAACTGCAGGGACTCGCCATTTGAGGGTGAAATCAGTACGGGTAAAGTCACCCGGATCCTTGAATGCCACCAAGTACTGAATACCTGGGGGTGTCGGCTCGAGCTGGATGTCAACAGATCCCCCGGTAACTGGGAAACGCTTTTCATGTTTGCTGCAGCCAAAGAAAGGCTTCGATGGTTTGATGACTAAAAAACCATCGCGACCATCTTCAAATAGCGTTCCAAAGACTTGGGTCATCATTCAACCTGCCTGTAACTAAGGGTCACTCCGACATTCACAGCGCGAGTGACGGTGATCGTTCCAGTGCCTGCGTCAGTGATATCAACGACTGATGCTGGATCAAGCGATGCATTCGCGGCTGATGTAGCCAGCTTGATTGTGTCAGTGGTGTCCTCAACGACAAAATAAACAGTCCCCGCCGCAAGACCAGCAGGCAACGTACCGGTAGAGGAAACCTTCACCGCCTCACGAAACTTGAGACCGTGAGATTCAATGGTCAACAAGTCAGAAGTGGCGTCAACAAGACGTACAGGTAGTGATTCCTCAGTGATAACTAGGTTCAGCTTGTCGCCATCGTCTGTTTGAAACAGACCCAACTCACAATTTTGAGAAATTGATTGACCACCCGGTAGATAGAAGATACCGGAGATGTTGTCAGTTTCCTCACCCTGAAACTGGACAGAACAAGGGGCATCGCTACTCAAACTAAAGCTGGTGACTCGGAGTTTTGTTGCAGCAACAGCGGGTACTAAATCGCCCGATTCTGTGAGATCAACAGCAGCAAATCTAATTTCATCAGAAAACACATCGTGGAACGTGACGTGTCCATCAGTCGTAGTCCCAGCTCCGGTGCCTCGAATATAGGCATCGTTACCGTTTGCATCGCGACCATACAGTGTCATCAGACAAAGCTCAAAAAGATTGTGTTCCTAACATCACCAAAATAACTGGTGAAGCCATATAGAGAAAATGTACCGGATTCAGCCCAGTCACTTTTAATATCTTCTCTTGTAATAGCTCGTATTCTAACTTTAGCGTCCCCTAAATCTGCTGCCCTAAACTCTGCTTGATTGGTGTAGAAATACCCCTTGTTGATATAGGCATCAAGAATTTTGTTGAACACCTCAACTTCATATCGTTCCACAGACGAATCAAGCTCGTCTCCACCAAAGACGAAACCAGGAATAATCGCATCGCAGGTTGCATAAGCAGGAAACGTAGGAGCCTCCCAAGTAATCGTCATCAATGCTTCTGGATTTGCTGCCATTAGTCGGGTGTGCGTAATGAGAATGAAATTGATTTGGCTTTGATAGTCAACTTTCTAGATTTGTATGATCTGTTTCCATATCCCCCTGTCTTTAATGTTGCCGAATCGCCACCATTGACATATGCAAATTTTGCCTTGTCATACTTAATACCGATAACAGAGTAAGTTCCATCTCCCTCTTCTTTTACACTCTGTACGCGATACATAGGTTCCTTATCCAACTGTCGCTCAGAATTTTCCTTGACAAGAGCCCACATATCCATGGTTGTAGGCAAATCACTTCCAAAGCGACCAGAGATAGAAATAGATCCACTAGTTGATACAGAATCTACAGTGTATTTTTTGGCTACACCAGATGCTCCATAGATATAAAGTTTATAGTTGGAGTCATAACTTTTATCGGTAAGTTCACGGTCGGTAGAAATGGTTCTACTACTGGCGGCTTTTATTCGACCACCTGAAATCATCCTTGTTTTCAATGGATCAAGAATTAAACACACATCTCCTGGGATCAACATCGCCCCGTCCGGGCCAACCTTGAATGAGACGGTATCCGTTGAAAGCGTATTAGACGCAAGTGTGTATCGGCCCATTCGTCGCGCCTGATCCTCATTGGTACATCCCAGAGCACGGATAGTTTGTAAGTTGTACCCGTATCGATCAATAAGATCCGGGTCCTCAATTAAAGTTTTTCTCTCTTTATAAAACTCAGCAGGTTCGATATAACTTACCTCAACAGCAGTAGATCTGGCTCTCAGTGCAGAACCTTCGTAGGTGAAGTGTGGTGCTGCAACACCACCTTCATCGGAAGCAATCGTATTGGCCGAAGAATAAATCCTAATGTCTCCAGCGTCAGTCACTTCCTCATCTAAAACAAGAGTTATAAAACCACCCGCATAAATAATCTGAGCCTGAAATGTAGAAGCGATTCCCCTGAACAACTCCAGTGCATCAGCGTCCTTATTGACATAACCATTGAACTCAATATTATTATTTGTGCAGTACTTAGCAGCCCTTTTAAAAGATGCCAAATCAATATCATCCATGCGAATCCCCGCCTGTATATGATTTTCGCCGTCAATGGTATAAGTACGATGACCTGCTCCGTAACGGGGATCTGTAAGTAATCCCAATAGAACAAAAGCAGGGTTTTTACTGAACTTATAATTTACCCTCAGGCTTGAATTAAGCGTTGGAACCTTGAGCCCTTTTAGTCGTACTTGAACTTGAGGAAAACGCGAAAATTCACCAGCTTTAAACTTGAGAGCAAGTAATGAAGAAAACGGATATACCAATCTTTCGGCCCATGTAACATCAGCAGATACCCATGTCACTCCAGACTTTACCCAAGAGTATTGACGCTGGCTGGAACCTCCGACTACGGTTAAGGGTCCCCTTGGTCCTTTTCGATCTGTTCTAGTAACCCGAACTGAGATGGGTGTTGTTTCACCTGAAATATCAAAATTATATTCATGCAATTTAGTTGATGTTTGCAGTCTGTACACCTCGGTTCTTTCATCAATTATTTCTCCATCACCATCTAGAATCTGGATAACAATCTCAGTGGGATTGTCTGCACCACCCGAATCATCCGTCTCTGTATAGTCCCTGTAATTTTGTTCTGATCCATCCCTGTCACTGCGCGTTCTTGACTGGTAACACGGGCCAACAGACAGCCTCACACGCACATTGTCGGCTTCAAGCTGCGTGAAAGTTCTTGTTACGGACGTATTAGCAATACCGTCATCATCATCGTCAAATTCACCACCTTGTGCATTAAATGGTGCATTAACGCCAATGCTGAAGCCTGCCGAATCTACATTAGTAATTACTTTTGATGTCTGAGTGCCATCTGTCAATTCAACATTGGTGAGAACACTTGATTTAGCGATCAGTCCATCAAGATATAAGTTCTCTTCAACACCGCCGGATGGATACCCGGCAATTACACCCTCAGACACTAACCCCATAAAGAAGCCCTCATTGTCCCTGATATAAGAAGCAATGACAGGCATTCTTGAAACTAGGTACTCGCCAAATAACAGAGGAATAGCTTCACCGTTTACAGCGACTGGGGCAGCACCCCCTGAAACCGCATCGTCAGCATCACGGCCTTCAGATATGTTTTTCCCTGTTGGTGCTCCTGGTGCAAATAACGACGCCACCCCGTTGAATAACAGACCAATACCCAAAGACATGGTCGCTGTCTGCACACCTGCCATAAACGAGCCTGCAGCGACAGCACCAAAGCCTGTCATTGCAAATGCAACTAATGCAATACCAGCAAGAATTTGAAGAAATCCGCCACTCTTACCCCCGAAGAGGCCAAAAAGGTTTCCTGTAATAACAGGAACTAAGGTAAATGATTTGCAACCAAGTTCCAAATCGTCGTAAGTGATGCCTTCTTCTTGGTTTGAGGTAACGATTTGGAAGAAAATACCTCTTTCATGAGCTGAGGTAAGAAAGGTTCTAAATCCAGGGACTAGCTGACATAAAACTCGGATAGCTTCATTCGGGGTTTTGACAGCATATTTATGGGAGGTGCCAAAACGACGACCAATCTCACCGGCAAAGTTAATCTGCATCATCGTCCTAGTACCTTTTCAAAAACTGTTGTTCCTGTTTCAGATGAGAAACGCTCTAGTCGGTCGGCTTCTACGACATAAAGATATGAAATAAGTCGCAGGTTTGATGCAACAACAATGTCTTGCTCACTAAAACCATTATCACCTACTGGATGTGAATGGTAGATAATTTCCGGTAGATATTTTAAATAGTCACTAGCGTCGATTACAAAAGAAGTTTCAGGTTCATCCGAAGCGTTTTTGAGGGGGATAACTTCAGAACCGCAAATAACCCCACACGCCTCAATCTCTGGTTCTCTGAGGCAAGCCTGGGCGATATCAACGTGAAGCTTGGGCATATTTATGTAGCTGTAGGGAATCCGCCATAACGCAAATCACCTTGACCCGACGCTGCAAAACGCTCTCGACACTGTGCAAGTGTTTTACCGCACTTTTGAAAGCTTGATGTATTCTGGCAGTCAGGCCCTTTATAGATGAATGGGCAGTAGTTGCTGTACATACGTCGACGGGGATAACGGATACCCTCTACATCAAACAAAGACGCAAGTTCATATACACAATACTGATTATTCTCCTCCATCTTGCGATTGAACATCCAAATATCTGGTTGAAAATGGGCGTCGGAGTTGCCAGTGGGTGTTGGGTCTCCATCAATAAAGAGTAGAAATTTGGCGTAAGTTCTGATCCTGATAAGTCTGAAGCCAACTAGGTCGTCAAAGTCTTTGTTTATATCGGTAAATACTGCATCCATATTGCTAAAGGTAACTTTCGGCTGCGGAAGTTTATTTGAGCCAGAAATTTCAAAACCACTAACACTCATGTGTGTTGGTCGATAACGTGTAATTGCGCCTGCAATATTTATATAATCAACATGCTTTCCGTCAGTCTGGTTGGCAGGAACCAAATTAATTGGCCCCGCCCAATCTCTGGCAGTACGGGTTGATCCAACATCAATCGTATACAGATCAATCCCAGCATCACTCTTGAAAGTCATGTTCCGAATCCTCTGGTTTCTTTGATCAATACAGCAGGCAGGTTTTCGGGCCTGTTATATGAAGTACTAGTACCTTGAAAGTCCTGATATAAAAAGTCTGGAGTACCACCATCGTAAAACTCAGACTCCAAGGGGCCTCCACCAGCACCTTCGTAATTAGCCCGCGCCTCATTATATGCTTGAATTTTTGGGCCAACCTGGTCGTTATAGTCATTACCCGCAGCGTTCATTACCTGCAGTTGTTGAGACGTATAATCAGACTTAGCTTGCCACGCTAACGGTACTTCTCCGAACCCTTTGAACACATTATTTGTCGGAAAATGTCCGGGATCATCATCATCATCAATAAACTCGTAGAACTCAGCATCGGACCTAGAGCTAGTTCTAAAGGCAGATAAATTGTCATACAGGGTATCTACATTACCCTTGCCGCGACTTACGTGGTAGCGCAATACATTATCAGCTACGACGAATACAGAGTCTCCGTCATCGTCTGTTTCTTCAACAAAGATATCGGTTGCATATCCCTCACTAATTTCACTCGTCGGGAACGTGTTATGAACAAGCCTGAAAACGTCAGTGGCGGGTCTTCTGGAAGGGCTTACCTCATCAAACTTATCTTTAAACTCATACACTGAAAGACCAGATACTAATCTTGAATATTTCCGCTCAACATCTCTAGCCGATTCTCTAAAATCACCAAAATCCAGCTCATCAAATACATCCTTACGACGTTCGTACCAATCGCTTTCTGCACGGTCGACGGCATTTGCAGCGTTATTCAACGCTTGGAAAAAGGGATTAGCGGGATCTAATCCGGCAGTACTTATTTTGTCGTCGTAATACCGTCCCATAGCAAATAAAGTATCTAACCCGAGAATGCCTCTCTAATAGCAAACGTGAATTGAAACTTGTCAGAAGCGGGCAAACTTGTAAGAGTATATTTATTGTCTACAAGGCGAAACCTTACAACCTCATTGGTAATAAAGGGAGGCAAGCCATTAGCTTTAGTCACTTTGAAGAAGTCACCAACACAAACCTGATCTAAATCATCCTTCAGAGTAAGTGCTTCTGAAAGAGTAAAAGGAATAGTGGTGATGTTGTACTCGCGAACTTTTGTATTTATACCATCCGCCTGAATCTGCTCATATCCATCGCCATATCCAAACTTACGTACACGGTGAGAAGTAGTTTCTTCAACACCCATGATGAGATCAATAATTAGATTTCGATCAGCCATATTTAACGTGTCGAATAAAGAAGCCCACCAGAGCGCCGCTCGTCCATAATCACCTTACGAACTGCGGTATCAATTGCTTTGCCAAGTTTAGCGGCACCGTCTCCGCTAGAACTACTTGTTTCTCCATCAGTAGAGACATTTACAGTGACATTGCTGGTGATATTGCCACCTGCAGCGCCTCTCATATCGACTGGAATCGCCTTGCCATTAGGTAGTGGTACAACGGCTTCATTCATGCCTCCCTCACCGATCAGGGCCGCTGTGGGGCCAGTCACGATGCCCCCGTTTGCGTGGGGTGTAAGTTGAGGAATTCCGAAGTTAGGACCAAAAGTACCGAATTGTTGCCCCGTTAAATTGTTTGTTACGGAGCCGCCGCCAGCACCTAAGGTTTGACCTTGTGGCATTCCCCCGCCGCCAAATAAGCCAATGGCGGCCTTGAGCATTTGGATAACAATCAACTTCGCAATAATCTGAGCTGCCATCTGCAGGAACGCTTTGCCGACGTTCTGGAAGAACTGACCGAATGCTTGAGAGGCGGTAAGAGTGCCGTCTACTACGCCCTGAATAGCTGTGCCAATACCTTGCTCAATTGTTGAAGCAATATCCAGAATCCTGCCTTGGATGTCGGTCACGAATTTCATTGAAGCGTTGATGTATTCCTGAATCTGATTAGCGCCTTCCTGCTGCGCTGCTGTTAATCCATCTACAGCATCTTTAGCGTTCTGTGCTTCGGTTTTGATCCGGGCTATTGCGTCAGCATTGAGTGTATTATTTGCAGCGGCCTGCGCTATCTTTTCATTTGCTCGTCTATCAATTTCTAATTTTGCAAGTTCTCCCTCAATAACTTCAGGGGA